TTTTGCCAGACCTTGTTCCGCCTTGCATAACAGATATTTTTTTTTGGCTGTTTTGCAGTATTTCGAAAACGATGTTTGTGGTTACGTTCATAGGGCATTAGGAAAAAATTAAAAAATTGGCTTGGTAAAAACGAAGTTAGTACTTTTTGGTTTTATATAGGGTAGGCCCTAATGTGACTTATATCGAACAAACATAAGTCAAAAAGTGCCTTTTATGACACATTATGTAACATATTTAGTGCATTTATGTTACAATTATATCTAAAAGAGTATAATATTGCACTTTTGCGCTTATTTATATTCAATTGCATCTATTTTGCATGAATTATTGGAAAATTTCATGCAGATTATGTGACAATTTTTCAAATATTTGTGACACAAAGTTTACCAATAGAAAACTTTATCAATCAATAAAAGGTCATTTATCAATCAATCCTATCAACGTTCTATTAACGTTCTATCGACATTTTATAAAAAAGTTGATAGATGTCTCCGACATTGATGTCGGGAACATACCTACTCCTCGAACTCATCTTGGTCGTTCATATCTAACAACTCACCCTTGCTATGGTCATATAATGGAATCTCTGGTATCTCGGAAGCCAATGTGGCTGGAACAGTAAAGCTGTTATCTTTCTGAGTATCGAAGTTTATTATATTCTCATCTCCATCGAGCTGCTTCTGCAAGTTAGGTAATTCTGATGGCTTCACTACGTTAACCGTAATCTGCTTAACCACATCCCCTTCATGAGCCACCTCAGTCTTTTCGATATACCCTCTTCTCTTGCCCTTGGTCTTTAACAAGAACATGGTAGCCAAAGTATCACCCTTAGTAATCCTCTCCATCAACTTATGCTCACCCCAATCCAACATAATCTCCTCTGGCTCTATTTCAGCCAAAGCCTTCTTAAACTCCGTATCATTCTTCATCCAATTCTGATACATAGTCCTACTAATCCCACACGCTTGACAAGCTATGGTAATATTCCCAAAATTCTCTCGGTAAGCAATGATAAATGCTTCTTTTGTTATGTCTTTAAACTCTGCGTTCATAAATTATTTATAAGCTGATAAAATAACTAAAGTATAGGCAATTACTAAAGAATAAAAAGCAGTAGTAGCGTTATACCTAAAGTCTCTTTCTGGTTTTAACTCCCCGTTTTTGTGCAAATTAATTAAAAAAGCTACTAATTGAAGAAACAATAGTGCATAATGGTAAACATTCATATTATCGGTTTTTGGTTGGCGTTCTAATAGACACAATACTCACTACCTTATCTACCTTGATGTTGTTAAACCCAAGCCAGTTGCCACACTTCCTACACTCATACTGCACCTCCCTAATCTGACTGCTCCAAACATACTCCTCCTGGACAACACCACATTTGCACTTATAGTTTCTCTTTGCACAAGTATCTTTCATAGAAGTCAAAGCTACAACTATTATACCAAAACAACAATACAAAAGTTAAAATTGGTGAAAACAATGTTTTATATCAAAAATATGAAGGGCACATTGGCGTTGTACCATCGATTACACGAATAAAGTGCATAGGGGGTAGGTGGTAAAGATATTTGATAAAATAACATACATAAACGATTGATAATCAATTACCGAATTGTCTTATAATTACCATTATGTTAAATTAGGTACTAATTGGGCTGTAATTGGTACTATATTTATACATACAATTTGTTACCCTACCATTTACGGAACATAACAACCGACACACAATTAAGGGCTAACATACTTTGGTAAAGTATCCCTAATATAATATACTATTTATTTATTTATTCTATTATTCATTATATAATATATAATACAATAAGTATTATATTATATATTGTATATATTATAGAAAGTATATACATTATAAAATACATACCGACCTTATAAGCATAGTCAAATAAGTTTACCATCGGTCTAAATATAGACTGAAAATAATTTTAATATTTTTTTATCTTTTTTTTGTTTATTTAATATTTAGGTATTATCTTAGCTGTATCAATTAACCAAAACAATACAAAATGCAAACACTTTCTAACATCTTATTGGTTGCTGAAATAGTTTTATTTACGCTATTTATGGCAAACGTTGGTAATTTAATTATTCACCTTTTAATCGATAACAATGCAAACGATTAGCCTTTTCGAGCTTATTGCTCTATTCATTGGTGGTATCTTAGTTTATACCCTTGCGTTAACAATATGGCAAGAGCTAACCAATTACAAAAAATAACCTTTAACACTACAAAACAAACACACAATGAGAACAAAATTTAACAACAGCGAATTGACTCACATTTGGGCAAACCAAAGTCAAACACATGGAACGGGCTCCAATATGTTTTTTGAATATGGTAGTATATATTCATACGGCTACCATTTCAAACTTGCTCAACACATGACAAACCATAACGGACAAAAGTGCGTTCTATTTAATGATAAGCACTACTCCAATACTACCTCAAAACATCAAAGCCTTGTATGGCGTTCTATTCCCGCAAATGTTCATTTTTTCAAAGTAAAAACAATTTTCGAGGATATTAATTTAGCATCAAACGCACATTTGGAAAACCTAAACAATTATTTAGAATATGCGGAGGACGCAAAAAAGAAAGCAATAACCGCAACCAAATTAAAAAATGGGTTTATAGAACAAACAAAAGCAGCTATTGGCGTTTTTGATAATTATAAAGCGTTTTTTAGTTTAGATGGTTTAGTATTTGAATATCAAACAATAAATAAAAGATATTCCGATATTGTTAATTGGTTGCATGATTATCAAGAGTCAAAAGAGTTTAAGCAATGGCAAATAAAACAAGAGGAAAACAAAAAGAAAGCGGAGGCAAAAGCCTTAATTGATGCAGCCGAAAAAATAGAGGCTTTCCGCCAATTTAAAATATCGTCAATCTATGCAAATTTGGGTCATTACTTATTAAGATTTAACAATGAAAGCCAAATGATTGAAACAAGCGGAGGAGTTAAGATGCCTAAACCCTTGTTTATTTCAGCTTATAAAAGATTAATTAGAAACGAGCTTGAGAAAGGCCAACACATAGGCTCATATACTTTTAACGGAGTAGATGGCGATATCGTATCGGTTGGCTGTCATAAAATACCCATGACCGAAATTAAAAATATTGTGGCTGTTTTGTAGGGTTTACTGATGAGCTGTTAAATTCAGCGAAATGACCTCTTTTTAGGGGTCATATAAACCAAAATTTTAACCATGTTTACACGTATTAACAACGACACAAACGGAAACCCTCGTTATGTTGTGCACTTTCTACAATTAGCGGAAACATACGAAAGGGCTCTTTATTTGGGCCGTAAATTAGGAGGCCGAAAGTTCCATAACAAACAATATGGAGGCGGCATAGCGTTTCAATCTTATAATACCGAGCAATTAGCCGAAAGGATAGCACAAATAAGACAAAACGAATATTTGGCAAAATAAGACGAAATAAGACACTAAAATTTTTAACCATGCAATGATATTAAAAACATATTACAGGCCGAAAATAAGCCTATAAAGTGCCATTAAAAGCATTTTAGCTATGCTTTGCCATTGCATATCGGTAAAAGCTGACTAAATGTGCTATAAAGTACCCTTGCATAGTGCCAAAAATCTGCCAAAAACCCCATGCAAAAACCTGCTAAAAATCCAGCAAAAATCTGGCATAGCCAAAAATCTTTCATGTCCGATATTTTGTCCAGACATTTTTTCGGACAAAAATCTTTTACCAATTAACAAAAAATTAACTAAAATAAATGAAATTATAACAAAAAACCTTTAATTTTACCAAACTAAACCAAAAACAAATGCACCAATTAATTACCTTAACCCATCCAATGAAATGTGCCATAACTGGCATACTCATTGACAAAGGCGAACAAGCCTACTACAATCACGAGACAAAAAACTGCATACACCCTTTGGAGTATGAAAGTAACATGAGCAAAGCTAAAATAGGAGACCCAAAAACTTATTTCAGCAGATTATCTAAACTAAACACCAAAAAACCTTAGATATGCCATTTTCTACTTGCTGTGGAGCTCACACCAACTATCCAGAAATTAACCTATGTCCAGAATGCTTAGAGTATTGCGACTGGGAAGATGAAGAAGAAACCAACGAAGAAATAACAACAACACCAAAAAACCCATAACATGAAAACAATTGTCATGGAAATTTTTGCAGCTATTGAAAATAATGTACACTTAAATCCAGATGGGCCATTATGGAATGAATTAAAACATGAGACTCTCGAAAAAGAAAAGCAACAAATATATGATGCTTTTGAAGCTGGTGGAGGAATGTTTGATGACCCAGAACAATATTATAAAGCTATATACACACAAAACAAATAAAACAACATGAAAAACCTACAATTTATCGAAGAACTCGACTTTTTACTTAACGAAACTTTTTATTTTACCAGACAAGACGGAATGATTGTCTCTGGGTCAATGTCCAAAGATTATGATAAGGCGTATTCAATATACAGCAACATGGTTAAAGGACAACCTAAGAGCCAAGAGAAAGTCTTGTTCGAGGTACTAATCCCATCAAACTAAACAAATGAATCAAAAACTATCCCTTGAACAAAAGAAGAAAGGCATCAAAGAAGAGTTTACTTATGTAAACAGCAACGGCAGAATCTCAAAACAATACACTTACAAAGGCATGATTATCAAATGGGATAACATGATACTAAATGGTAAATGGTTTTATTGGAGACATAGCTATTACGCCTCACTTGATGCAGCAGTACAAGGAATAGACAGACACTTAAAAATTTATAATAAAAACAAATAAACATGGACAACCAAGAAGTAGAATTAGTAGAAAGAGAATTAACACCTATTTTCCCTTGTGAGTGGTGCTTTAAGTTTGGCGACAATGAGCCACAAGTATTCGCAGCAACTAACGAAAAGATAGATGGCCAGGAACCAGCTATTAGATTAGTACTTGCTAATACAGAAGAGACAACTGTAACATTCCAAGACGGAGATAAGGCGTTCACATTATTCTGCAGACCATTAACAGAAGCAGGACAAGTATTAATTAACCAAAACAACCAATTACAAGATGATTCAAGTAACGGATTATAGAGCAATGCTGAGACATGGAGACATGAAAAAAATATGTGCTATCACTGGACTTTCACCATACCTATTAAAGACAAGA